AAGGGCTCAGGACGGCGGAACATGTGCGATGGGCATTTGCTCTGATCCGGCGCGACGTGGAGGAAAAGGCAATCCGCGTGACCGCCAATCGCGAGAATGACGCCAGCGGATTGTTCGCCAAAATCGCCGCGCTGATAGGCGATGATGATGGCGAGACTTTGGGCGTCATCAAGAACAGGCTCAGGCGGACGCACAAGCCGGAAGATATCGAAAAAGCGCTTGCCCATATGGTCGAAAAGGGAGTGATAGAAGCGCAAGTCCAGCCTGGTGGAAAGGGGAAAGGGCGGCCAGGCGTGCGCTATCGCATGATCTGATAAGATAAAATCAGGAACGACGACAAAGGCCGCCTTCGGGCGGCTTTTGCGTTTCGTGAAAAGATTAATGCGCACGGCGCAAAGACCAGCGCCGCCCGGCTTTTAAATGTACGTCAAATTAGCGCGGCTTACATTCCGCAAGGGATTGATTTTGCTGCAAAATTCGACAAATGTCATATTTTTTCAAATAGCCCTAAAGAGAAAGAAAATACACACCCACTGCATACTGTAATATCGTTATAAATATACAAACACACTTAAGACTGTTTTCCTATCAATCTAAAACAGTATTATAACTATATATATATATATATATATAATATATATATTATAAGCAAAATCAATGACTTAGCGGCTGTTTTTAATGTAGTATGTTATACTATTAAAAAATATATAATAGAGTAGCGCAAAATTGTTGTTGGCGCTGCCCGCAATTGCAGGCATGGTGGCGAACATGAACCACATAGGAGCGATGCCAGATTGACCAATCGAGCCAAGCCCATCGAGCCAGCCGACTGGCAGGAGCGGCACTCTCCTACCATCCCGGTGGAAGTCGTAACGCACACGAACGAACACGGCCGCCACACGGTCGAACGCGGGCGGATGCGCCAGACCGACGCGCGGCTCTGGAATATGCTGGACACCGAACAACGCGAGGCCGTCGCTTTGATCGTGCGCGGCGCGGAGTTCATCTCGGGCCGCATGCATCGGTTCCGGCCGCAGTGGGTGCGCATCGCCGCAGGGCATGGCGAGCCGGAAGATCGCCGCGGCTTGGAACAGCAATTCCACCAGTGGATTGCCGAGTGCCAGGCGGAAGGCGTATCGACCGTGCCCACGCTGGCGGTCTGGCGCGATGGGCAGACGCTTGAAGCTACGGCACGAAATCTGAAAATGCACCGCATCCGCACAAAGTGGCATATGACCCAAAGCCTGGACGTTTATTGCAAAATGGTAGGCATGAAAAAACAAACTTGACGCCGGACGGAAATCATGCCACTGATTGCTAGCCTTGGGCGTTTTGCCCCTGGCGTTTCCATCGAGCATTCCTCCCAGACCAACTGGCGGCACTGAGTAATCGGGGCCGCCGCTTTTTTGAGCAATGGGCCGAAAAATCACAAAGCCATTCACAGACGATCTAGCCGAGGAAATTTGCGAGCGGCTGATCGAAGGCGAAAGCCTCCGGTCAATTTGCCGTGATGAGCATATGCCGTCGGCCGCGACCGTGTGTAGATGGCAGGTGGAAAGGCCGGAGTTTGCGGAACAATACGCGCGCGCAAGAGCAGCGCAGGCAGACACACTGGCGGATGAACTTCTCGATATTGCTGACGATGACGCGGAAGACGTCAACCGCTCTCGACTCCGGGTGGACGCTCGCAAGTGGATCGCAGCTAAGCTGAAGCCGCGCAAATATGGCGACAGGCAAACCATCGCAGGCGACCCGGACGCGCCGATCAAGCACGAGCATTCGATCGATGCTTCGAAACTGTCAACCGAAGCGCTGCGGGAACTTGTGGCGCTTAAGAAATCGCAGTCCTAGCGCCGCTCCCCCGGCTGGGACTTGCGGAGGCGGCGCGGGTTTTTCGCCTTGCCCGCGCCGCCTGAAAACGCATGCAACTAAACCTTAAGCCTGCCGATTTCGTCAGCTTTGAGCGCGAACTGTGCAGCCGCTCGCTGGCGGAGTTCGTGCGGCTTGCGTGGCCGGTCCTGGAGCCGGGGCAGCCGTACATACATGGCTGGCACATTGACGCCATTTGCGAGCATCTGGAAGCTGTGGCACAAGGTGAAATAAGGCGGCTGATTATCAACGTGCCGCCCGGCACAATGAAAAGCATGCTTGTCGGAGTATTCTGGCCAGCTTGGTTGTGGGGTCCGTTCGGTTTTGCGTCTTCGCGTATTTTAGGCTTTTCGCACGAGGCCAGATTGGCGACGAGAGACAGTCGCCGCACGCGAAGCCTTATTGCGTCTGATTGGTATCAGGAACTTTGGCCGATAAGGTTTGTGACAGATCAAAATGAAAAAACATATTTCGAGAATGATCAGACAGGCTGGCGGCAAGCCCTCGCATCGACAAGCCTGACCGGGCGCCGCGGCGATTTTTTGTTATTCGACGATCCACACTCAGTGAAGGGCGCGCTATCCGATGCGGATAGGCAAGAGGTTCTAACGACGGTGGAAGAGAGTTTGCCAACGCGGCTTAACGTGCCTGAAAAATCGGCAATTCTTTTCATTATGCAGCGCCTCCACGAAGAAGACGCAAGCGGCTTTCTTTTATCGCGCAGCCTAGGGTATGAGCATCTTTGCCTGCCGATGGAGTTTGAGCCGGATCGAAAGTGCTACACAAGCATCGGGTTTGAAGACCCTCGCACGAAAGACGGTGAATTGCTTTTCCCAGAACGCTTTCCGCGCGAGACGGTGGAGGAATACAAGCGGGCCATGGGCGCCTATGCCTACGCTGGCCAGATGCAGCAACGCCCCGCCCCGCGTGCCGGCGCATTTTTCGAGTGGGACAAGATCGAGATTCTGGACGTAGCGCCAACGCCGGGCGCCCAGGTCCGCTATTGGGACAAGGCAGGCACCGAAGGCGGCGGCGCTCGCACGGCTGGCGTGCTTATGGGCCGGGCGCGAGACGGATCGTTTGTCATCTATGACGTGACCAAAGGCCAATGGGCGGCGCCTAAGCGCGAAGCCGTGATGAAGCAGACAGCCGACGTTGACGGCCAGAGGGTTAAAGTGCGGATCGAACAAGAGCCCGGAAGCGGCGGCAAGGAAAGCGCCGAAGCGACCGTGCGCAACCTGGCGGGATACAGCGTGACCGTAGATCGAGTGACCGGCGACAAGGCAACCCGCGCCGAACCGTTCGCGGTGCAGATGGCTGCCGGCAACATCAAACTGGCGCGCGGCGATTGGAACAAGGACTTCATTGATGAGCTTAAGACCTTCCCGGTGGGGAAATTTAAAGATCAGGTTGATGCCGCGGCCGGTGCGTTCAACGCGCTTGCCGTGCCGTCAAAATCGGGCTTCGTGGTAATCTAATGGTCTGGCCGTTCTCGCGCCAAATCCACCGCATGGGCGGAAGCCTGCTGTTTTCAGATGGCCAGGGCTGGCGCTCATGGAAAAACGCACGCGAGGCGGTTGAAAAGGGCTATCAAGGCAACGCGGTTGTATATGCCGCTATCCAAGAGGTCGCCACGGCGGTTGCTTCGCTTGAGTTTGAAATTGTCGAAGTTCGCGGCGATGGTGAAGTTCAAAAAGCGGAAGGCAAGGACGCAGACACAATCCGCCGCTTGCTTGAAAAGCCTAACCCTATGATGGGCTCGGATGGATTCATCAAGGCGCTGTTTGTCGATTATCACGCGCTAGGCGAAATGGCGATAGAGGGCACGCCCCACGGCGGGAAACCGGTTGAACTTTGGCCTGTAAATCCGATTGACGTTAGCGTGAAGCCTGGCCCGTATCGTGTGCCGAAAGCCTACCAAATCGGCCAAGGGGAAGATGCGCGCGTCTTCCCTTATGATCCGGTGCGCAATCGCGCCGATCTGTTTTTTATGAAGATGTATAACCCCGGCAACTGGTGGCGCGGGCAATCGCCCCTTTCCGCGGTGGCGGTGCAGATTGATGCGCATAACGCCGGCTCGCGGTGGAACTACAAATTGCTCAAGAACGGCGCGCGGCCGTCTGGCTTGGTCAAGTTTAAGGATGAGCCAGGGGCTGAGACGCTTTCGCTTTTGCGCGAGTATTTCAAGAAGGCGCTTCAGGGCGAAGACAACGCCGGCGAATTGCCTGTGTTGCAAGGCGATGCGGAATGGCAGGAACTTAGCCAGTCGCCGCGCGATATGGACTATGTGACGACCATGCGCGAGTTCGCGAAGCACATCGCCCGTGCATTGGGCGTGCCGTTGCCGCTGATCGATAACGACGCCGCCACCTTTAACAATGTCGAAAGCGCGAAGGAGCGCTTCTATCTAGACACCGTCATCCCGCGGGCGGAAGAGTTCTTGTCGCAATTCGGCACATGGCTTGGCGCACATTATGGCGACGGCAAATATCAGTTGCGAGTAGATCGCGACGCCATCCCGGCGCTTGCCAGCATCCGCCAGCGTGAGTTTGACCGGGCCGTGAAGGGCGCCGGCGGCAAGGCGATCCTAACGCAAGACGAAGCGAGGAAAATCGTGAACCATGAGGCGAAGGGTGGGTCTGCCGACAGCCTTGATCCGGTAGGAGATGCGATTTTTGGCGCGGCGTCTGATTAGCGGCAGCCGGGATGAAGACCGGCAAGCCCAGTTAGCCCTAATGGCCAAAATTGAAGAGCGGTTTACGCCGATGTTTGCCGCCGATATTGCCCGCACCATGCGAAAGATGGCGACCGACATAGAGACCGAAGGCGACATTTTCGGAGCGGATGCGTACCAGACGCGCATAGAGGCGCTGTCAGATAGGCAGGCTGCGATTGCGGTTCGGGTTTTTGGCTCGCGCATCCTGACTGGCAAGCAATACGCGCTCGCGCCCGATATGACGCACGGACTTAAAGAAACGCTTCAGGGCATCATTGCCAAGTACATTGGCGACGAAAAATACCGGCAGCGCATCCGGCGGATTGATGAAACAACGCGCGAGATGATCGTGAACGCGGTTCAAAAAGGACGCGACGAAGGCTTAGGGCAGGATGCCATCGCCAGGCGCATTCGGGAAGCCGTGCCAGCGATTGCACGCTCGCGCTCTGGCGTCATTGCCAGGACTGAGACGCACTCAGCCGCAAACTTTGGCGGGCTCGAAAGCGCCAAAACAACTGGCCTGGATATCCGCAAGGAATGGCTGGCATCCGATGGTGAGCGCACGCGGTTTTCGCACGCTGCCGTTGATGGTCAAATCCGGGCGGAAAATCAGCCGTTTAACTTTCCTGCCAGCGATGATGGCGGCTCCTATTCGCTCATGTATCCAGGCGATCCAAACGGCCCGGCGCACGGCGTGATCAACTGCCGATGCACGCTGGCCTATTTGGCAGAGGATTAACGACCTATGCGGTATTTGAACTGCGCGCTTTCTGCCACCATGGCGGAAGGCGACGAAGGCACGCGCGCAATCGAAGGCTATGGCTCCGTCTTTGGCCCGGTCGAGTGCTACCGGGTTTTTATGGAGCCCGGATGCTTTAGCGAAAGCCTTCGCCGTCGCGGCAATCAACCGATCCCGATGCTTTGGCAGCACAACCCCAGCGAACCGGTGGGGGCTTGGCATAGCTTTGAGGAAGACGACCGCGGCCTAAAGCTAAAGGGCTCGCTCGGCACTGACTTTGATCTTGGCCGCCAGGCGGCAAGCGTCATCAAAAGCGGTGGCATCGGCGGCCTAAGCGTAGGCTTCAACGTCGTGAATGAAGAGAAGCGCGACGATGGCTACTACCATCTGACCGAGGTCGAGTTGATGGAGATTTCCATTGTGACTTGGCCCGCCAATGAGGCCGCGCTGATCGACAACATGCAGGCGCAACCGCTTGTGAGACAGACCGAACACTATCTGCATTTCATGGGCTTGCCCCGTCGCCTTGCGCGACGAGTGGCGTCCGAGGCCATGAGCGCCGATGGCGAGTATCGCGACGATACAGCGTCGGCATTAGAGGCGATGGAGCAGCGCGACGCGGCCCAGCTTCTCGAAACCCTCCACCAAATCAAACGGAACTTGACCCAATGAGCACGAACTTTGAAGAGTTCAAGGCCGCGATTGACGACCTGAACAAACTGACCCATGGCGTCCGCCAAGACGTTGAGGTGCTGAAATCCGGCGACCCTCTGGACGATGAACGCATCCGCAAAATGGCCGATGATACGGCCCAGCATGCGCAGAGCGTCCAAGACCTGAACACCTCTCTGAAGGCCGAAGTCACCGCCCGCGAAAAGCTGGAAGCCCAGCAAGAAGCGCTCGAACGGCTGATGTCGCGCGTTGCCGCTGGCAAGTCGCCGGATGGCCCGAGCAATCATGATGACGCCGAAGCCGCCAAGGCGCTGCGCAGTTTCGCCATGGGTACTGGCGAAGGCGGCGACCGCCGCCAGGTGACGCTTGTCCCATCTTCTCGGCATGACCTCTCGACCGATGTTAACCCGTCTGGCGGCTACCTTGTGCAGCCGGAAACGCTGGAAAAGACGATCGATCGCTTTTTCCGAACGTCGCCGATGCGCATGATTGCGGACGTTATCCAGACCGCCAAGCCGGTTGTGCAGGTGCTGATCGAAGACGGCGAATACAGCGTCGGCCGCGCGAGCGAGGGCGGCACGCCTACCTCGACGACCGAAGAAGACTTCGGCATCAAGTACATTCGGGCGCACAAGTACGACAGCAGCCCGGCTGTTACCCAAGAGATGCTGGACGATAGCGATTTCGACATTGAAAGCCGCATTTTCCGCAAGGGCACGCG